CGCAACCGACCCGCGCGTGAGAGCGCCGCGCAAGACGCTGATTGTGTGCGACACCCCCGCCGATGCGGCGGACTGCAAGGCGCGTGCCGAGCTGGAGGCGCGCATGCGCTGGGCCAAGGGGCGTGGCGTGACCTACACCGTGGGCGGCTGGCGACATGAGCAAGGCGTGTGGCGGCCCGGTGATCTGGTGCCGGTGCGTGATGCCTATTTGGGGCTGGATGAGATGCTGCTGATAAGCGACGTGCAACTGGTGGAAAACGACCAGGGCCGCACGGCGGAGCTGCGCGTGGCCCCGCCTGCTGCCTTTGAGCCGGTGCCGGTACCGGAGCCGGAGGCATCCGGCGGCGGTGGCGGCGGTAGCGGCACGCCTGCTGGCTGGGGGTGGTAATGGCTGATCAACAAGCCGCATGGCGGCGCATGGTCGGCCCGGTGTGGCGTCGGCTGCGGCTGCTGGTAAGCCGTGGCGTACTTCGCCTGGTCGATGACTCGCTGAAGCTGCAAAGCGTGCAGGTGACCATGCTGGGCGACCAGCCCGCCAATGCCGAGCGCTTCCAGGAGTACGGCTACACCAGCCACCCGCACCCCGGTGCCGAGGCGATTGTGGCCGCTGTGGGCGGTGCCCGCGCCCACCTGGTGACGCTGTCGGTGGATGACCGCCGCTACCGCCTGGTGGGGCTGAAACAAGGCGAGGTGGCCATCTATGACGACCTGGGTCAAAAGGTGCACCTGACCCGTGAGGGTATCGTGGTGGATGGCGTGGGCCTGCCGGTGAATTTCATCAACTGCCCGGACGTGTACATGGATGGCCACCTGCATGTGGCCGGTGACGTGAACGACCACACCAGCACCATGCAGGTGATCCGCGATATCTACAACGGCCACAACCATCCGGGTGATAGCGGCGGTACCACCAGCACGCCTAACCAGGGGATGGGCTAATGGATATTGCACTGCGATTTGACCCGGAGCGCGGTTACTACGACCTGGCGTTTGATGAGGATTTGGCGACCGACCCTGGCCTGGAGACGGCGGTGGTGCTTTCGCTGTTTACCGACCGCCGGGCGCTGCCTGCGGACGTGCTGCCCGGTGGCGGCAGTGACCGCCGGGGCTATTGGGCGGACGCGTTTGGCGAGCGCTTGCAGGGGTCGCGCCTGTGGCTGCTGGGTCGCGAGAAAGAGCTGGAGAGCGTGCGCCGTAGTGCGGAGGTGTACGCCCAGGAGGCGCTGGCCTGGTTGGTGGAGGATGGTGTGGCCGAGGCGGTGAGCGTCACCGCTGACCACGCCCGGCGCGGCGTGTTGCTGCTGCGCGTGGAGGTGCAGCGCGGCAGCGGTACGGCGCTGGCGAAAGAGTATGAGTACGTTTGGCGAAACGCGGGATAAGGGGCGGTTATATGGCATTTAAACGACCGACATTGGCGGAGCTGATCGAGCGCATCGATGCCGACCAGCTGTCGCGGCTGTCGCCTGATCAGGCGGCGCTTTCTAGCCGCCTGACGCGACTGATGGCGAACGGTAACGCGGGCTTGGTGCACGGCCTTTATGGCTATCTGCAGTGGCTGGAACGGCAGCTTTTCCCGGAGACGTGCGACGACGAAAACTTGGTGCTGCATAGCGCCGGTGTGCCGCGTCGCCAGCCGGGGGTGTCGTCTGGCCGTGTGGCCATGAGCGGTGCCGAGGGTGCGCTGGTGAACGCTGGTACGCGCCTGCAGAAGGATGGCCAGGAGTATGAGATTGAAGAATCGGCGGTGATCTCGGGCGGCGCGGCCACGGTGGAGGTTATCGCGGTGGCGGCGGGTGTGGCGGGTGATCAGCCTGCCGGTACCGAGTTGCGGCTGGTGTCGCCTGTGCCGGGGGTGGCCAGCGTGGGCGTGGTGGATGGCGACGGCCTGAGCGGTGGCGCGAACCTGGAGACCTTCGAGAGCTGGCGGGATCGCATCATTCAGCGCCGGGCGCGGGTGCCGCGTGGCGGTGCCGAGGGCGACTGGGTCGACTGGGCGCTGGAGGTGCCGGGCGTGACGCGGGCCTGGGAAGAGCCGCTGGGCATGGGGCTGGGCACTATCGTGGTGCGCATTATGGCCGACGATGCCAGCGACGGCCCGTTGCCGTCTAACCAGCTGCTGGAGGCGGTGTTCGAGCACATTGAGGCGCGGCGCAACGTGCAGGCGAATGTGTTTGTGGTGGCCCCGGCCACTGAGGAGTTCACGCCGGAGCTATGGGTTGACCCGGACACCGCTGAGAACCGGGCGGCGGTTGAGGCGAGCTTGCGCGACCTGGTGGAGCGTGAGGGCCGCCCTGGTGGCGAGCTGCTGATCTCACGCATCCGCTATGCGATCGGTTCGGTGGGCGGCTTGAGTGACTATGCACTGGAGTCGCCTACCCAGAACGTGACCTATAGCCCCGGTACGCTGCCGGTGTGGGGAGGCGTGGTATGGCCGACGCAATGACCCCAGACGACTACCGCCGCCAGCTGCACCAGCTGCTGCCGCCGGGCGTGGTGTGGCCTGAAGCGCCTGAGAGCATGTTTCAGCGGCTGCTTTTGGGTGAGGCCCAGGAGTATGCCCGCGTGGATGAGCGTGCGGTGGCGCTGCGTGATGAAGCCGACCCGCGCCAGGCGCTGTACCTGTTTAGTGAGTGGGAGAACAGCTACGGGCTGCCTAGCCGCTGCGCGCCTGCCGATCAGTCGCTGGCTGACCGCCGTGCAGCACTGATCGGCCGCATCGTAGGCCGTGGTGGATTGCGTCCCCAAGACATGATCGATCTGGCCGAAGGGCTGGGTTATGAGGGTGTGCAGGTGCTGGAGCCGCGCCAGGCGACGGTGGAGGTCAACTCCCCGACCGGGTACCAGGGCGCGGTGATCGGTGATGCCGTGTATGGCGAGGAGTGGGCGCACGCCTGGCAGGTACTGATCCCTGGTGGCGTGATTCGCGAGTCGTTGATCGATCAATCCGAGATTGGCGACCCGCTACGCACCTGGGGCGACGTGCTGGTGGAGTGCGCCCTGCAAGAGGCATCGCCTAGCTGGCTGGTGCTGCATATTGGTTATCTGGAGGAGTAAACCGTGGAAAAAGTAGGAGCTTTTACCGACCGCGTGACGCCTGATGGCGAGTGGCGTTCGGGCAACCCGACCACCAATGAACCGGCGACGCCTATGCTGTCGCCTTATTTCAACATGCTGCAGCGTGAGCTGCTGAAGGTGCTGACTGACGCGGGTATCGAGCCGGACAAGGCCAATGATGGCCAGATTGCCGCCGCGATCGCCAAGCTGATCAGCGATCACGCTGCCGGGCGTAATCACCCCATGGCCAGTGCTGGCGAGCGGGGTATGGTGCGCTTTGCGACCGACTCTGAACACCTGGCGGCAGCGCGGGATGATCGTGCCACGACCCCGGCGGGCGTGCGGTTGATGGTGCAGGAGTTTTTGGCCCCGCGTGTGTCGCTGGTGGGGCCGTCGCTGGTCTACCCGGATACCAGCAACACGTACACCATTACCGACTATAGCGACTTTTCAACCTACGAGGCGTCGGCTAGCCGTGGCACGGCCACGATTGACGGCGATACGGTCACGCTGGTGGTGGGCGCAGGCGAGGCGTCTGGTTCGCTTGACCTGATCGTGACCCGCGACGGCCTGGACGTGGTGCACGAGGTGGCGGTGGGTGAGCAGTCTATTGCCCGCCCCTCCCTGGTCTATCCGGGCAATGGTGACACCGATGTGGATCTGCAGCCGACCCTGCAGGCCAGTAGCTTCCAGACCTACCCGGCAGGGTCTGACACTCATGTGAGCAGTGATTGGCAGATCGCCACCGATGATGGCTTTGTCAATATCGTGGTGTCGACCACTGCTGATCAGCAGAACCTGACCAGCTGGCCGCTGCCTGAGTCGCTGCCGATCGATACGCTGGTCTATGCCCGCATGCGTCAAACGGGTAATTCGTTGGGGCAAACGGAGTGGTCGCCGGTGATCTCATTCACCACCACCAATCAGTACATTGTCACGCCCACGATTACCTCCCCGGCGGATGGGGCGACGGGCGTGCCTGAGCAGCCTGTTCTGGAGGTTAGTGCGTTCGCCACCAATCCGGCAGGCGTTGACACGCATGCGGCCACTAGCTGGTGGATCTATGACAGCCTGGGCGCGATTATCTGGCAGTCGCTGAACGACACGACCAATCTAACGTCGATCGCGCCCCCGGCTGGCGTGATCGAGGAGAGTGGCGTATATCGCCCGGCGGCACAGTTTCATGGCACCACCCTGCCTGACAGCGCAGTGAGCCCGGAGGTCACGTTCACGGCCAGCGATAGCTTTATCCCCGAAGGGCAGCCCGGCGCGGCGTTCGGTGGCGGCTTCTACACCGCTACCATGTATGACGAGACCGGCAACCGCTACGCCCTGGTGACTGCGCCCAAGGCGCAGGGCGAAGCGTCCGGCACGATGACCTGGCAGCAAGCGATCGACTTTTGTAGCGGGCTCACTATTGGCGGGCATAGCGACTGGCAGTTGGCCACGCTGGATGAGCGCCGGATGGAGTACCGGGCTTACAAGCCGACCACTCAAGGTAACGTGACCGATCACGGCGCAACCGATCGCGTTGATCCGCCGCTGGGTAACTACACCAGTGGTAATCCGAGCCGCACCTCTATTGCCGAATTTCAGGATGGTAACAGCGAAGCCTTCGTCGCCAACACCTACTGGTCGGCCACGGAGTCCAGCAGCAGCAACGCGTGGAACGTGGTCTTCACCGATGGCGACGAGGGCAGCAGCGCCAAGACGTACAGCCGTTACGTGCGAGCAGTGCGGAGAGTTTACTTTTAAACTTTTCACTTTTAAGACTTTTTTCATCTATTAGCAAAAGGAGATATCACCAGTGAAGGCGCAGGATCTGCCCATTTATCGCGCGACGTATCAGCTACTCGAAAAAGTGGCCAACTACAGCAAGCATTTTCACAGGAGCTACAAGCTAAGCCTTGCACCGCGCCTGCAAACTGAATGCACTGAGATGGTCATGGATGTTTATCGGGCTAATGCGGCCCGGCAGGGCCGTCGCGAGATCGTGGAGCGCATCCTAGAGCGGGTGCGCGTAGTAGAGCTGATGCTGCGGCTATGCCGCGACCTGCGCCAGATCAGCATCAAGCAACACGCCAACGTCATTGAGATGACGGAGGCGATCGGTCGCCAAGCCTATGGCTGGGCGCAATCCGCTACCCGGAGCACAGGCCAGAATGCACGCCGCCACGGTGGCGCGCAGTGAGCCATATGATCTCGGGCCGCTCCCGCTGGGATCTGCAGCCGACGGCGCACCCAGCGATAGGGCAAACGCCAGTCTCTCAGTCGTTCGATAGTCCGGCTGAGCGACGTGATAGTGAGCGGCTTAACGCAAGCCTTCATCGCCAACAACTACTGGTCGGCCACGGAGTCCAGCAGCAGCAACGCGTGGAACGTGAACTTCAACAATGGCAACGAGAACAACAACACCAAGACGAACAGCCGTTACGTGCGAGCAGTGCGGAAATCATGTGTGACAGCGGGCCAAGCGTCGAAGAGGTGTTTCGAGCCTACTTCGACTGCCGCCGCACCAAGCGCAATGCGTACAGTGCGGCAGCGTTCGAGCAGAACATGGAGCGCGGCCTGATGCGCCTGCATCGTGAGCTTAACGATGGCAGCTACCGCATCGGGCGCTCCACCTGCTTTGTGGTGTCGTATCCCAAGTGGAGGGAGGTGTGGGCCGCGAACTTTCGCGACCGCATCGTGCATCACATCATCTATAACCGCCTGTCAGATCACTTTTACAGGCGGTTTATACACGACAGTTACGCCTGTATACCGGGTCGGGGCAGTCTATTCGGCGCAAAGCGGGTGCATGGCTTCATGCGCAGCGCTACGCAGAATTGGCAGCGCCGGGCTTGGTACCTGCAGGCTGATCTGGCGAACTTCTTTGTCTCGATCGATAAGGGTGTGCTGGCGAGCCTGGTGCTCAAGCATGTAGAGACGCCCTGGTTGCGGCGGTTGGTGGCTCAAGTGATCCACCACAACCCTACCCGCAACCCTATCGTAAACAGCCCTGTATGGAAGTTTCGCGAGGTGCCCAGGCATAAGAGCCTGTTTCACAGCAAGGGCCGAGGACTGCCGATCGGCAACCTGAGCAGCCAGTTTTTCGCCAACGTCTACATGAATGAGTTGGACCAACTGGTGAAGCGCGAGCTGGGTATCCGCTGGTATGGCCGCTATGTCGACGACATCGTCATGATCGGCCATGACCCGCAGCAGCTTAACGCGGCCTTTGAGGTGATGGAGTCGTTTGTGGGTGAGCGCCTGCGCGGTGCTTTCCACCCCAACAAGACGGTTCGTAACACCTGCGATAAGGGCATCAATTTTTGTGGCTACATTCTCAAGCCTTACCGCGTGTACCTGCGCCGTCGCAGTGTGCAAGCCATGCAGCAGGTGGCGCGTAGCGGTGTGCGCTACGACGATCCTGAGCAGTGGGTATCGCAGATGAATAGTTACTTGGGCTTATGCCGCCATGCCAATACCTACCGGCTGCGGCGGCAGTTGGCTATCAATACCGGCGCGACGTTCGCGCCCGGACTGACAAAAGTGAAAACCAGGAGGAAGCGGAACCCATGAAAGCGATTGAATACGTCAAAATCGACGCCCGCGACGGTCGCCCTGCTAATGAGTACCCGGCCCGCCACGGCCCAGTAGACCCGGTTTCGCCCGTTACTATCACGCACTGGGAGCATGGCGAGGATGGTGTGGTGCATTACTTTGGCTTGGTGGCGGATGATGCCGACACGGCGGTGCCCGGCGTCCTGCGGGACATCTCTGCCGAAGACTGGGAGGCGATCACGGAGCGCAGAAAAGAGCGCGCCCTGAACGATATCGACACGCTGGCTGGCGAGGCGCGCCGCCGCTTTGTGAGCCCTGGGTGGCTAGTTGAGGAGGAGTACCGCCAGACATTTGATGTGGTGCGTGCTTGGCGTGACGCTGGCAGCCCGCTGGACGATGTGCCCAGCGAGATCCAAACCGCTGCGGACTATGAGGAGCTGGATGCTGAGGCAGCGGCTCAAAGCATCGAGCAGACTGCCGGAGAGTGGCGGGCGATGTTGGCCGCGATTCGTGAGCTGCGCCTGAATGGCAAGCGCATGGTAATGGATTCGACAGCCGAAGCTCTGCGTCATGTAGAGGTGGAATATCAGGGCCTGCTGGCGGGTGTTGGCGCGTCCGAGTAATGTATTCCTAAACGGTGTTTAAGGGGCGGTTAAATCCGCCCTTTTTTATGTCCCAATCCGGTTGGCACAATGTCCCAATTTATGCGGCGCGCTACACCGCTTTTTTAACCCACTGCCTATTTTACGTTAGGAATCATTCATGAAACTGCACGACTCACGCCTACTGCGCCAACACGCTTTTATCAATGGCCAGTGGGTCAGCGCCGATAACGGCGAAACCTTCAGCGTCACCAGTCCCGCGGA